CATTTGCTTCGCAAATGACTAACCTTGAAACTTTACGTTCTGAATCAACTTTCGGTAACATTATCCGTGGTCTACAAGTGTATGGCTATAAGGTAGTTAAACCTGAAGCATTGGCTCAGTCAGTAATTACACTGTAATATAGGAGACTAAAATGGCTACATATAGCGACGGCATCGGCTTTAATAAAGGCGTAGGTGCACATACATCTTCTGGTAATTATAAGACAGGTGTAATAGAAGTTACTTTAGACTTCGCTAAAATTACTACTGACCGTGCAGCAGCAGGTGCAACAGCACTTGGCGCTAACGATGTAATTGAAGCATTGTCTATCCCAGCTAAGACCATGGTTTTAGCAGTTGGCTTAGATGTAACTACAGCAGAAGGCGGCACATTAACTATTGATGTTGGTGATGCTACTGACGGTGACGGTTTCCTTGACGGTGTAAATGGTAATGTAGCAGCAGGTTATGCCTCTGATGCAAACCCAACTACACCTGTTGGTTACGGCCACGGTAAATACTACAGCGCAGCAGATACGATTGACATTAAGACAATCAATGCTACTGACACTGCAGTAATGCGTTTATGGGCAGTCGTTGCAGACTGTTCGTAAATAATTAAAGGTTGGGGCTTCGGCCCCGCCTTTTCTTTATATTATTTAGTCTTAGTAAAGTACTAGCAGATTCAGTATTAAGACTAAATAATTTGATTGAAAGGAAAGATGCAATGGAAGCACAACAAAGATGGCTAAAGCATAAAGTTGATGGCACAATATACGGGTGGGATAAATACCTCGCCGAAAACGAATTATGCGAAGAAGTTTCTCCAGAGATTGCATTCCCTGAGAGACATATTCCGAAGAAACAAGCAAAGCGAAAAGCTAAAATGGATTTAACTACTGAGAAAATACCTGAAAAACCTGACATAGTTAATGTAGAATTAAATACGGAAGCATCGAAGGGACTACTTAAATGATACTGAATGATGTAATCACTGAGACTAGACGTATCTTACAAGATATTGATTCACCGCAACGTTATTCTGATGCGGTACTTTTAGGTTTTGCTAATCAAGCCTTAAAGAGAATCGCAGTATTACGCCCTGATTTATTTGCTCACGTGGGTGAAGTTACTTGTGCTACAGATGCTGTACTACAAGATGCTCCCTCTGACTCTATACGAATTATTGAGGTTTACTCGGTAGTAAGTGGCAATGGTGTTATCGAAGTAAACCGCGAAACACTAGACCAAGCAATGCCGTCATGGATGAATGATACGGCAGCAGCAGCTACAAACTGGATGCGCCATGTACGCAACCCAAACAAATTTTTCATCTACCCTAAAGCTCCATCGGGGCAAAAACTAGTCGTAGAGTATACGCAGTCTCCACCTAGTTACGATACAACAACCACAGTTGCTTTATTATCTGATGCTTATTTTCCTGTAGTCTTAGATGCTACAGTATTCTTAGCGGAGTCTATTGATAATGAGCATGTTAATTCTAATAGAGCTAAGTTATTCCAAGAGTCCTTTACACAGGCTCTAGGTGTAGGCGCTCAGAGTAGACCTGTTACCGATACTGAACAATCGGGTATGAAGCCTAAGGAGGTTATCTAATGGCATCACGTGATTTTAGTACAATCGTATCTCGTTTAGCCCCAAGTGTTCCCGGATGTCCGACGCCAATCATAGAGCAGTATGTTCGTGATGCAGCTATTGAAGCTTGTGAGAGAACATTAGCATGGCGCTATGAACAATCTAAATTACGCTTAACACCAGGTGTGTACGACTATGCGTACAGCGCACCAACAGATGCAGAGGTTCATGCATTCTTAACTGTGACAGTAAATGGTCGCAGACTAAAGCCTGTTACGCTTGAGCATTTACATGATATACAACCTAAATGGCCTGAAGCTACAACTGAAGAGCGCTCAGAGCCTAGATATATTACTCAGTTTGATGCTGATAATTTTGCTCTTGCCCCCGTCCCTGATGATGCAGTAAAGTATGATGTTAAGATGATTGTAGCTTTAAAGCCTCTACGTACAGCGACTAAGATGGAGAAGTCAATATTAGACGAGCTAGAGAATGTAATTATGCACGGAGCGTTACAACATCTCCTTGTACTCCCGGATAAAAACTGGAGTGACAAAGAGTTAGCTACATATCATGCGAAACAGTTTTCATTTAAAATTTCAGAGCGTAGAGCAAGAACGAATCTAGGTGCAGCACGAGCATCTATGACCGTTGAGATGCGCCCACTAGCTTGAGGATATTATGGCTGATGTAATTAAATTAGTAAAAGGTGATGAGAAGCCATTAATCATTCTAACGTTAACGGATGATGTCGCAGGCGGTGTATTAGATTTATCGGTAGCGACAACAGTAGTTAAAGTAAAGTTTAGAGCAATGGGCGGTACAACATTACTATCAACTATTACAACAACAAAAATAGATAGCGGAACAAAAGGTCAGGTACAGTTTGATTTTAGCGGAGGCGTATTAGACGTAGACGCAGGAGCATATGAGGGGGAAATACTCGTAGATTATAATGGTAGTATACAAACAGTATACGATACATTACGATTTAGAGTCAGAGAAAACTTCTAGTGAATATAAAGTTTACAGCGGCAGTAACATCGCTTATATTAGCCTCGGCTTCAGTGTCGAGTATAGCTGCTGTAACAAATAAAGTTGACGACTTTATAGGTTTAACCGCTGCACCAGCAACATCAATTAGCGCAACAGCATTTATTGTACCACTAGAAGTGCTAAGTGAGCAGACAGTATCTATAGCTGATTTAATTAATAGTTTTACTATTACTAAACCTTTATCAGAAACAGCAGCCATTGCAGATGCCTTAACGGTTAACGTAACTAAATCATTCGCAAGTTCAGTAACAGCTACTGAAGTAATTAGTAAGATATTCCATTCATCTGTCGACTTCGACATGAGTGACGCTGATATAGACCCTGACCCGGTAACTGTTGTAGATGCTACGGTATTTGACTTAAGTAGAGCCCTATCTGAAACTTTAACCTCTAGCGATAGTATAAGTAATGAACCCGGTAAGGTAGTGTCGGGTGACACAGTTACGGCAAGTGATACAATTAATAAAAAAGATGTAGGTACAAGTCCTACTGAGACTCTGACCGCTACTGACTCAGATGCTAAGAGCGCTACCTCTACTGCTACCTCATCAGCGACAGCAACTGATAGTGCAGCTAAGACGGTCAATATTACTGAGGCTTCAGATGTAACAGTTACAGCAGTAGTCAGTAAGATATTCCATTCATCTGTCGACTTCGACATGAGTGACGCTGATATAGACCCTGACCCAGTTTCTGCAACAGATTCTGCAGCTTTAGAGCCTACGAAGAGTGCAACAAGCACACTCACAGCAACAGATTCTGACGCGAAGAGCGTAACCTCTACAGCTACGTCGAGTGCAAGTGCAACCGATAGTCTTGTTAGCAGCTTTACAAGCAACCAGACTGAGATTTTAACGGCGGGTGACTCTGTAGTTACACAGCCTACTTCTGTCCAGTCTGACCCTATTACAATGGCGGACGTACTCAATACGTTTACCTATAACAAATATGAACCCGACTCAGTTACTCCATCGGATAGTATTACTAGTTTTAATGTTACAAAAAATGTAACAAGCTTAGTATCTACAACGAGCACAATCGTTAAACGCTTTACATCTGCTGTTGACTTTGATACGACTGATGTAGATGTAGACCCTGACCCGGTAACAGCGTCGGATTCAATTAACTTATTTAGTCTTACTAAACCGCTATCAAGTTCAGCAACCCCAGGTGATAGTCTTGCGAAGACTGTAACTTCTATACTTACTTCATCAGCGACAGCAGCTGAGAGTATTGTATTTACATTGACTCTAGGTGAGACAGAGCAATATTGGGATGAAGTATTTATGTCTGACGGTGAGACAGGCTTTATACATACTCCTAGGCTACTAACAACAGCAGATTATGATTGCCTACTAAATGGCGATAATAGTTTAATAAATTCGGCTATGTTCCCTGACGGGTGTGAAGCTGACAGTACGACGTACGAAGCGCATACAGGCACTATCGGCGCACCAGGTTTGGTCAACGAACCTATTATGAACCACGGTTTAATTACATATCCTGATACAAGTGGTGCAGGACTTGTGGTAGACTTCCACTATCCGACGTTGACAATCGGCGCGTATATGGCTAATATAACTACTATTACATAGGAGAAACTAATGTTAAAAGATAGCATTAAAATGACGGGTGAGTTAAAGCTTACTCTAACAAATGAGAAAGGCGATATCACTAAGGAAGTAATTGTACCTAATACTGTAGTTACAGTAGGTAAGGGCTTTATTGCTTCGCGTATGAAAGATGCAACTGCAACTGCAATGTCGCATATGGAACTAGGTACAAGTACGGCTAGTACAACTGCTACTATGACAACACTTACATCTATAGTCTCAGGCAGTCGTACAGCACTGACATCTACAACTGTTACAACTAACAGTGTTGCATACGTAGTAACTTTTCCTGCAGGTACGGGTACAGGTGCATTAACTGAGGCAGGTATTTTTAATGCTTCGTCAGCAGGTACCATGTTATGTAGAACAACGTTCTCTGTAATCAATAAAGCAGCAGCTGATACACTAGGTATTACTTGGACAGTCACTGTAAACTAGGAGTAAATTATGGCAATTAAATTCGCCAATAATGCGTATGCAACACTAGCAGGGTCTATTACTTCTAGTGCTACGAGTATTACGCTTACGACAGGTGAAGGGGCAAGGTTCCCTGCAGCTTCATCACCCGATTATTTCTATGCAACGCTTTTAGATAGTACAAATAATCTTGAGATTGTTAAGGTAACTAATAGGTCAACTGATGTCTTAACGGTAGTAAGGGCTCAGGAGAGTACGACAGCGCGAGCTTATGCAATAGCCGATAGGATTGAACTCCGTATTACGGCAGCTGCACTAGAGGCTATCTCTGAAGCTACACTAGCCGGCGATGGTCTAGATATATCTGGTAGTACCTTAAGTCTTGACCTTAAATCAAGCGGTGGTTTGGCTATTGATACGACTGAGTTGAAATTAGATACTGCTAATGCTCAAGAATGGACTGGTCAACAGAACTTCAATGCAACGACACTAACCTATGATGCTACTCAGGATTGGAATTTAGCAGCCAACCAAGTATGTAAATTAACCTTAACGGCTAATACTACTTTTGATGCCCCTACTAATCAAGTAGATGGTTCAGTCTATGTCATTACTATTATTCAAGATGGTACTGGCTCAAGGACTGCTGGCTGGAATACGGTCTTTAAGTTTGCAGGTGCTACTGTGCCAACGCTAACCACAACTGCCTCTGCAAAAGATGTTTTCACTTTTATTAGTGACGGTACTAATATGTTATGTATTGCACAGGTTCTTAATGTTAGTTAGTGGAGCAGGAAGTTTAACACCGTCAACTGGCGGCTATGATATTGACAACTCGTTAAGGTTTAATGACGATGACTCTGCTTATCTAAGTAGACTTGAAACATCTGCTGGTGACAGAAAGACTTGGACTTGGAGTGGTTGGGTTAAGCGTGGTAACACAGGGACTGGACAATCTTTATTTGGTGCTGTATATTCAGGGGCACAAAACTACGCATTAACATTTCAGTTCGGGTCGTCAGACCAACTAATGCTAACAACTTGGGCAGGTCCTCAGTTAAAATCAGATGCTTTGTTTAGAGATGCTTCTGCTTGGTATCATATAGTTTTAAGATATGACACTACCCAAGCAACAGAAAGCGATAGAGTTCGTATGTATGTCAACGGTGAACGTATAAGTCTTGTTGAGCAAAGCTATGGAGATTGGTACGGATACCCCTCACAAAATGATGCTACTCGTGCTATTAATGGCGGTTATGCAACCATTACTATGAGTACGAGAAATCCATACGGTAATGATAATAAATTTGACGGATTGCTTAGTGAGGTGCATTTCGTAGATGGTACTTCACTAGACCCTACATCATTTGGTGAAACTGGTGATTACGGTGAATGGAAACCAATAGAGGTATCTGGATTAACCTATGGTACTAATGGCTTCTACTTGCCCTTCTCTGGAACTTCATCTTCAGCTATCGTAGATTCATCTGGAAGTGGACATTCTATAACCTTAAATGGTAATACTACACACTCTTCCACAAAATCTAAGATAGGAGCAACATCTATTTATCTTGACGGTACTGGTGATAATTTACAGATGTCTGATAATGGTGATTGGCAATTAGGTACAGCTGACTTCACATTAGAAGGATGGTTTAACTTTTCCTCTTTGTCATCAGGCACTTATGCTCTATTTAGCCAACATAATAATGATAATTCACATTGGAAAGTTTACTTAGAGGGTGGGGCAGGTAACAATATAAGGTTATATTACAATCAAGTAGCAATTGTGGCTACTACTTCTGCTGGTCTAAGCACTAATACTTGGCATCACATTGCAGTAGTAAGAGATTCTACTGGTGATAAAATATATGTTGATGGTACACAAGTCGGAAGTGGTACATCTAAACCAGAGATTGGGGATATCAGTGCCAACTTGACTATCGGTTCTGGAGAAGAGTCTGGTGGTGTTGGCTATACTGTACAAGGGTATCTTGACGAGATTCGTATATCTACGGGTATTGCAAGATATACATCTTCATTTACACCTAGTACGACAGCCTTCGTTAATGATAGTTATACTAAGTTATTAATCCACTCTGATTATGTTGAAAGTAATTCATTAGGAGGGGATAACTCACCTAACAACAATCACTGGACTACGAACAGCCTAGCCAGTACAGACCAGATGCTAGATACGCCTACTAATAACTTTTGTACGCTTAATCCTTTAGACCCCCAAGGAACTAATAGCACTACTTTTTCTGAAGGTAATCTAAAAATAGTACAAGCTGCAT